GGGTGCGCTCCTCATACCAACCACTTTTGGAGCGATCGAGGTAGCCTAATGGGTCGTCGGTGATCTCCTTGACCTCTTTTTCTCTTTCCGAGAGCGCCGACTCCCTGGACTTGAGATCGGAGGCCGCGCTCTTCAGTGAGCGCTCCTTGCGGGACAGCGCAGCGAATCTCGGGGCAAACGGATCGTGCTTCGGAGCCTCAGGCTCGGGAGTCGTATCCGGTGCGGTCTGCTGACCGTCGGCTACCTCTCCTTCGACCGGTGCATCACCGCTTCCGGTGGCATCGGGATCGGGGGTCGCGACCGTCTCGGCGGCGATCTCCTCGGGGGCTTTTTCCGGAGAGGCCTCCGCGTCTGGCGTGGTGTCGGTGGACTGGGTGTTTACCATAATTTTCTCCTATTGGATGGGTGGTCCTGGCGGGGGTGGTGGTCCTGGCGGGGGCGCAGCGGCCCCCGACAGCGCTGTGGGTGGTAACCCTCCATTACCCTGTGGGGCGGACTGCTGAGCGGCCTGAGAGGCCATCGCTGCTTGCGCTTCTGCTTCCTCTGCCCGGGTGATGAGCGCCTGGGCCTCCGACACCCAGTTCAGCAATAGAGTCAGTCGCTCCTCGGGGGCCCCGTCCATCTTGGCGCGTAGGTATTGGGCGTTGCCCATTTTAACCGCCAGCGGGAGGTTCATCATCCCGGTCGGCGTCTCGGACTTACCGTTTTCGAGAATGTTCTCGATGTGCAGCTCGATGTCGTCCCACGCGGCATTCGCCAGCGACGTTACCCGATCCAAGTCGGGGATCTCCAGCATGGCGAGCGCCTCCTCGCGGGAATTGAGCAGGCCCATCCGCATCATCTCGTCAGCGGTCTGCAGTTTTCCCGCCGGGGTGACGGGGAGAAATGACGTCGGGAACACCTGGAGCTGAAACGCATCCTCGTCCATGTCGATCTCCGACCACTTGATCTTCTCGATGAACTTGCGCTTGCGGGCGCTGACCTCGATGTCGATGCCGTTCTCGTAGAGCTCACGGGACAGCTTGATGATCTGCCGGGCGCACCGCACGAAGAAATCCTCGTACTCTTTGTGGACGTAGATGAACCGCTCCGACTCGATGTCGTGGAATTCTCGCAGCGCCTTGCCCGATTCGAGTCCCGCGGGCTTCTGGGCCTGGGCGGAGAGCTGGCTAATCCCCGCAACCTCGTAGGCCCGGCGAATAGAATCCTCCAGGTGCTGGAATAGATCAGGAGGAATCGAGCTCGTCGGTGCGAACTGAGGGCCGACGTTCCCGTCGTACTCTATTATCGACCATTCCTCGTTGGTGAGGTGCGCCTCGATGATACTGGCACCGCGCGGGACAAATACGTGAGGCGCGGCGAGGGCCAGCGATCTCTGGATCTTTTCTAACGTGACGTTGATCTCTACCTGGATGGGCGCGAGCTCCTCGCACAGACCTCGGCCGCGGTAGCCGCGGGCTCGGCGCATCCACTTGACTTGTTCGACCGGGAAGTCTTTGCGCGTCCACTCCTCGTCGACCAGCGTGACATTCGACAGACAGACAATATGGCGGCCGTCTTCGGCTTCGGGCCCAGATGGCAGGTGGAATCCCTCGATGACGCGGGGTTGGAACGAGACGCGACTCTCGGCCTCGTCGTATTTGACCGAGTCCTCGGCCTCCATGATGGCATTTTTGTGCTCGGGCCATTTCTCAAGCAGAACCTCGCGCGCGATGCCCTTCTCAAAGAACATCTGGCGCGGGTAGCCATAGGCGGCCTCTCGGTCGTCGACCAGGATCTCATCGGCGAACAGACGGTCGGCAACAATCTCACCGTTCTCGATGAAAAACTTAATGTGTCCGTCGTCGAAGATGCAGGCGTCATGGAACGCGTAGGAGCCCTTCTTGTACAGGTCGAGCCTGTAGAACATGCCCTGCAGGTAGAGGTTCAGCCGCTTGCTTTTGTTGCGCATCGACCAGTCGCCCTCGATAGGCAGGACCATGGTGCGCGCCGGGTTCTTGGTGATCTTGGATAGCACCGTGTCGATGGCTGATCGGCATACGTTGTATGTGAGTTGGTCGCCGGAGATAGGACGGGAGTACTCGGAGCCACCTAGACCCGCCATGTTGTAATTGCCGTAGAGAGCCATGTGGCGGACGTTGGCGAGCTTGCGGTAGTTCTGGTCGTCGCGCAGCGCCAGCATGGTGTTGAACAGGTTGTCGTGCGCCTTGTTGTGCTCCTCCTGCCACCAGAAAGTGCTGAGGTCGCGGCGGAGCTCCTGGTACTTGTAGGACATCGACTACTTCGCCGATCTCAGAAACGTTGCATCGTCGACGCCGTAGGGGGCGCCGAGGGGGTTGGTTTTCGGGTCTATCCTGGCCTTGCGGGCGGGAAAGCTCCCGGGGGCAGCCGCGTCACCGGACGGTACTGCCCGCGCCGATAGATTCGCCATCGAGAAGTCGACCTCGAGGTTGCCCAGCTTGAAGGAGCGCACGCCGTGCTCCTGCATGAAGATTACCAATCGCTCGGCGTCTTTGACCTTGATTGTACCGGCTCCCAAAATCGCCTCTCTTTCCGGTTCATCCCTGCAATCCTGCGCTCACGCATTTGCGCAACATCCTGTTCGATAGCTTCAGGGCTTCCGGGTTCGGGAATATCGTCAGGTGGCCTGGAGCGATAATGCCTCAACTCGCGCCATGCGTAAAGCGTCGCATCGCAGGAGTGGTTGTCGAATCGCCCGTCCTCTTTACGGCGATCCTCATCCCACTGCAACAGCTCGGCCTCTTCTGCGAAATAGCCGTCCGGCATGGCATAGAAGTGTTGGGTCCGCAGATCGTCGTTGAACAGCTCGATGAAGTCGAACTTGGCGGTTTTCTGCGCCGGTATGATGGGGATGAGAAACCGCTTCTGGATCTCCTGGACGATCATTTTTCCCAGGCCACCGGTGTCAGCGACGATCGAGATGGGCGAGTATTCGTAGCGCAGCTCCTTGAGGACGCCGGCAACCTCCGAGGCGATCATCCCCGTAGCCTTGCGCTCCTCAACCAGATACGCATCAGTGCGCTCACGATCAAAAGCGCAGACAGAAAAAGCCGTAGCGTCGTCGTATCCTAGGTCAACCCCGATAACAAATTCCCAATTGCCCTGAGGAAGATCCGTGTAGCCGTTGCGCTCCGCATCCCATTTGTACACCAGCGAGGAGGCGTCCCGCACCCAGCGGCCCCTCCACTCGCGCATGAAGATGGGGTTTTCGTCGTCCCAGTCTTTGCTCTTTTTCTTGGCCTCGAGCCAGGCGGAGGCGTGGTCGCGCCAGTCGTCTTTTCCCGCCCAGCGGGGGAACTTCGGGTTATCGAGCACCGTCCAGTGGTGTTGGCTCCACCCCTTGTCGAGTCCCGTGTCGGCCGCGTAGAATTTACCGGCACAGGCGGCGCCTGGGGATCCAGTCATCAGGGTGGTGCCATCGAAATCCTCGAGCGCGGCATCGAGCACCTCGTCGATGAGGTAGGTGAGCCGTGGTCCGAATGACGCGCCCTCGTCGACGATAACCAGAGGATAGGCACCACCGCGGAGCTTCTCGATCTCCCGGGGCTTGTCGGCACCTGTCAGCCAAATCTTGCCACCCTCCGGCAGGGTCGCCATGAGCTCGGTGTTGTTGAAGTGAATCCCGAGGTGATACTCCTTGTCCATTGCTTCGAGCGCCGGCCACAGCAGCCGCCGCGCGTGCCCCTTGGTCAGCGCTATGTATGGGCAGAGGATATCGGCTTCAGGGAATCTCTCCTTCGCCGAGGACGTCTCCAGGAGCAGGTAGGCGGCATCCAATCGAGTCTTTCCGGCGCGCCGGCCGCATCGGGCGGTCTTGCGGCGGGAGGGGTCTTCGACGACGGCGAGCTGCTTGTCGAACAGGTCGGCTTTGATCGCATCCGAGGCCGTAACCCCGCCAAGGCGTATAAGGCGCTGCCGCCGGAGCTCGCGGAGTTTTTCGTCATGGTCTTCGGGCACAATCAGTATCGGCCGGCGACCCTGCGTCCAGTCTTCTTCTTTTTCGTGCGCCCCTTTTTCTTACGCCCGATGATCGTCGATCCGGGGAAGGTCATCTTCGTCTTGTTTTTCTTGCCACCGACTGCGACGGCCTTGACGCCGGATATAAGGGACTTCATCCGTCGCTTGAGCTTCGCCTTGGCCGCGACCTTGCCGCCGGGCGTCTTTGACATGTAGCTCTTTCGTTTGTACTTCTTCTTCGCCATATCAGTCTCCTATTTCATCAGAGCCATCGAGGCCCTGCGTTTCACGAGTCGGCCCCAGGTCTTCACCCAGAAGTGTACGGCAGGTTTTTTCCTTTGGGTCTTGCTTGCCCGCTTCCAGCGAAGTAGCGCGTCCATATGCCTCGACTCGGCGCGCTTCCAGCCCACGAAGGTCGGATTAGGTCGATTCCCATTCTTCGGGACGTGCTCGATGATCATGGAATCGTCACCTTGGTGCCCGGCGGCACGCATGTCTCGCCACGGTCGTTGAAGTACGGAGGACGTCCTTCGTACAGGAGGACTTCCCCGGGCGCGTTGGTAGGCGTCCGATGATTACGTACTCGGCACACAGGGCGCTCTCCCTTCCTGTACCATGGGAGCTTCATCGGTCAGCCGGAGAGGAGTGCGCGTTCTTCTCTGTATTCGGCTTGACCTTGTCGCCGCGGGTCGGCGCGGCCTTCGTCGGCAGGTGCGAGGTGTCTTTCTTGGATCCCTCTCGACCCTTGCGGTTCATGCAAAGCACCGCGGTCACCGGGACGATCGCCTCCATGCCGCTGTACTCGTTGGTCACGTAGATGAGCCCCTCGCCCTGGTCGTAGTCGAGCTTCAGGCCCTGAATCCCATCGGAGTACAGTGGGCCGTACACGCCACAGATGCAGGGAGATGCGCCATCGAGCAGCTGGAAGGATTGGATGTTCATGGTCGCCTTCATGGTGTGAGCTCCATCAGCAGGTAGGGGTTGTAGCGAATGTCCACCCTTTTCTTATAACGGTCGCATGGCTTGTGCCAATGGGAAACAACGACGGGTTTCTCAAGGTCGAATCCAGCGTGCCCCACGAGCTGCCGGCCGATCCCCATGCGCTGGAATTCTTCCTTGACGTAGATGTAATGGATGGCGTCTTCGGTGTGGCAGAGCCAGCCGTAGATTTGGTCGGTGTGAATCGGGTGGCACGCGACGGCGACCGGGCAGCCTGACAGCAGACGCAGCACGACCGCCTTGTGACCGCATCGCCCGTCGTAGAACAGGTGCGACTCGACGTCCCAGGTCTTGCGGCTCGATCGGTAGGACTTGAGCCAGCTCGATATGAGGAAGTGAAGGTCGCCCTCGACGGCCTCGCGGAAGGCCACCGGGGCCTGTGCCGGTTCAGCCACCAAGAGGGTCTCAGTCGTCATCAGCTCCGTCCTTGGCATCGTTAAACAGATCCACTGACGACATGAACAGCCTGCCGATGGTCTCGGCGTAGTTTAGAACCCCGGCGCGGTGAAGGAGGGTTGGCTCCAGGCCAAACGGTATCTCCACCACGATCAGTGTCTGCATCTCGTTGGCTTCAACCTTTTGCCGCACCTCATCGAGGATGCCGAGCATCTCGTCGCGGTGTACCGAGTTGGGGATAAGTTGCTTGACTTCACCCACCATCAGGCCCTCACCCACTTGCGGGCGCGGTACTTCATCGTCGAGGGCATCCCGTAGTTCTCCCGGTAATTGTCGAGGGCTTTCTGGATGTCTTCCTCGGCGTACTCCGACACAAAGCGCACCGAATCGTCGAGCAGTATCGGGATCCATGCCTTGCGGTCTGAACACCAGTACTCGACCACCCAAATCTCGCCTCTGGACGTGACGTGCCGGACAAACTTCACCTGTCGACACAGGCGCTTCAGGGATTGTGTCAGCCTATCCGCCATCGAGCTTGTCCGCGTAGTCGAGCCAGGACTTAG